GTTCCGACCTGTAGAATAACGAAGTACACAAAGGCCAAATCCTACTAATACGGAGAAATCTAATGAGCTTTTCTGATCTGAAAAAACAATCCACTCTTGGTTCTCTTACTTCTAAACTGGTGAAAGAAGTAGAGAAGATGAGTACAACTTCTGGAGGCGCTGATGAGCGTCTTTGGAAACCTGAAATGGATAAAACTGGTAACGGTTTTGCAGTTATCCGTTTCCTTCCTGCTCCAGAGGGTGAAGAACTTCCTTGGGCAAAAATGTATTCACACGCTTTCCAAGGTCATGGTGGTTGGTACATTGAAAACTCTCTGACTACTATTGGACAAAAAGATCCACTGGGTGAACATAACCGTGAACTGTGGAACAGTGGTATTGAATCTAACAAAGAAACTGTTCGTAAGCAAAAGCGTAAACTGAACTATTACAGCAATATCTACGTTGTAAAAGATCCTACAAATCCTCATAACGAAGGTAAGGTCTTCCTCTTCAAGTATGGTAAAAAGATCTTTGATAAGATTATGGAAGCAATGCAACCTGAATTTGAGGATGAGACTCCTATCAATCCATTTGACTTCTGGCAGGGCGCTAATTTCAAACTCAAAATCGTAAAGAAAGATGGGTATTGGAATTACGATAAGTCAGAATTTGATCGCGTTGCTCCTCTACTGGATGATGACGATGCTCTGGAAGCACTCTGGAAGAAAGAGTATTCGCTGACTGCAATCACTGCTCCAGACCAGTTTAAGTCTTATGAAGAACTTGAGCGTCGTATGAACGCTGTTCTTGGTCTTAAGAACTCTTCTCCTGCTCGTTCTCGTGCAGTGGTTGAACAAGAAGATGATCTTGAAGAGTTTACTCAAACTCCTACAGTTCAAGATCGTGTAGTAGAAGAACTGGAACAATCTTATGCTCGTTCTAAGTCTCCTTCACTTCCTCAAATCTCTCAAGATGATGATGAAGATGATGCTCTTTCCTACTTCCAGCGTCTTGCTGAAGATTGATCAAGAATAAAGTCTGATATTATCAGCACGTTTCAAGGTGCCGCTCACATATTGAGTGGCACCTTCTTTATATGTCATCATTTCTTCCATATCATCAAGAACAATATTTAAGTATCTTGGTTTGAGTACGTAGATATTTCTCTTTGCATCCTCAAGTTTTTCTTCATATTCATAGTTAGTAACTGGGGTAGTTACATTTGAAAGAGTAACTTGAGATTCTGTGAATGCATCATAATAAGACCAATCAGAAGCATAGTTTTGAGGAACTTCCAGTCCCGCTGGAATGATTACAACTCCTTGACTATTTTTAATTTCAATTGTTTCATAGTGATGAACACTATAGATTCTTGCATATATTTCTTCTTCAGTGCTCAACCCAACCCCATATTTTTCTCTTAAATAAGTATCAAAAGATACTTGCGTCATTGGCCATTCTGTTTGGATATTGATAATATTGTTTGAGAGAAGAATTACCCAATCTAAAGAAGAGTTATTGTATATTTCAAATGCAACATTATCTGGGCGAGCATCTCCAATAATTTTATATTTCTCAAAGAATGATACTTCTTGAAAAATATCTGGGCGAAGAGTTCCCTTTTTGAATAGGTTCTTTACTTCAATATAATCACTAATTTTAGCATCTGGTAATCTGCTAACGTATTCAAAAGATGGTAGTTGTCTGAAGTATGGTGTTGCCATTTTAGTATCCTATTACGGTATCTTTGTCTTGATCCAACTTTGAATAGTCATCATTAAAGATTGGTTCTAGTTCTTGGAATTGCATTGTTATTTCGTATGATGTCATTAAACCATCAGCGAATGTCATATAGTTTCCTTCTGGAGTGTAGTTAACTGTAAAAGATTGTAGAGCACACTCTTTAATTAAATTGATGTATGGATGATCTTTATTTTTGTGTAGATATTGTATTTTGAATGTATGAGGAGCTTTTAAAAATAAAGTAGATGCTGTTCTTTGAACTGCCATCCCTTGTTTAAAAAATCTTATTATTTGCCTAATTTGTTCTCTATCTGCTACACTTCTTGCAGATAACTTAAATGTAAAATTAAAAGGTCTTAATGTTGGACCAGAAAATAACAATTCCATATTTGGATTGAATACTGCTCCTTGAGTTCTTGATAAGATATTGGATTTTCCAATTGCTTGAGCAGTAAAAATTGCTGCTATTCCGGTCCTTACTGCTCCGGAATTTTCTTGTACATTTTGTGTCTGTGCCTCTAATGTATTTGCTCCTGCTGCACCTCCTCCTGTTATTACGGAATTTGCAATTTCCGCTAAACTTTTTTCCAAGGGATTCATTTCATCACTACCCCAAGTGACGGAGTTGGTATCTGATATTCCTCCAGGTATAGGTAGAAAGACATTTCCAATTGTTCTTGAGGTGAAATTACTTCTTTCTCCAAAACTACCTAATCCTTGATTTGCTGATTCATTTATATTTCTTGGTTCATATTTTAACATATTAAATTTAATCACATCTTGATGTTCTATTTGTAGATTTGATGGGTAGGATAATTTTTCTGGAAATTTAAATCTTGATAATTTTTCAGATTCTTTTAATTCTCTTTCTAATGCTGCTTTATTTTCTTCTGCTGCAATTGGAGTTGCGCTGTTGGGTGATATTAATTTATTTGATTTTGCTTGTGCTTCCGCATCAGTTCCACCAGATGTCTTCACACCTTGTGCTGTAGTAATTTTTGCTGCATTTTTTATATTATTAATTCCTTCTGCACTAGATAGTGCTTTTATTTCATTTTGCGATAACCCAGAGTTTTGACTTGCGGTAAATTTTCCTGTTGAAGGATTATAAGTTCCAAGACTTTGGAATTGTAGAGCAGCACCTTGCTTATAAATTTGAGTAACTCCAGTTTCTGCATTTACTACTGGAGATAAAATCCCACCAATTCCTTTTACTTGAAATGGATTTTTTCCTGGTTCTCCGTAAGTTCCTGCCATCAAAAATCCCTCCAATTTGTTACAGGAGTAATCATCTCAATTTTTTGTAGAGTATGAGACATTTATGAGAGGGGTTTTTATTTATTTAGACGAAATTTTGCATAAGGTATAGAAAGCATTTCATCAAGTTCTTCATATTTTACAACGTAAAGTTTACCTGCAACTTCTTCCCAAGTATATTGTCTTCCTTTTCTCCAATGAAAATTGATCCCCTTAAATCCCCATTTTTCTAATGAGGTACAAGCAATTAATGGATGTTGATCATATTCCAATCCTGGCGTTTTTGCGTTATAAACAAAAGTATAAAATTTTCCTACTTCTGGATATAATGCTTCTTTCTTTAATACATCCATAATAATCAACATTAGATCTTCTGGATCATATGTACCAGCAGCATCAATTCTTTTTTTCAACTCTCTCATTCTTGGAGGAATACTGGCATATTGACCAAAACCTTTTGCCATTACTTGATTCCTAATTCTTGTTCTGTAATAATCTTAAATCCAATCATATTGTCCTCACAAAACTCTTGAGCAGCACGCCATTTTGCTTGGTTAGTTGCATATGTATAAACTTCGTGAAGATAAGACTTGGTAGTTCTTGATCTTGGTTTTGGTGCAACTGTTTCTTTTTTTGGTTTGATTTCAATAATATATTTTTTAATATCTCCAGATTGTTCTCTAACTTTAATAATAAAATCTGGAAAGTAATTTCTTACTTTTTGTTTTACTGGGTCATAATATTTGATTCGAATCTCCTCCGATCCCCAAGCAATAATATTTTCATTTAAGTCGCACCAGTGGCAAAATTTACGTTCCCAACTACTTCTGCATATAATATTGTTGGGGTCACCAATGTATTTTTGTGGATATGATGGTTTGTATTTACTCTTGATGCTTTCTGCCATTATCCTTACTACATAATATATAAGGTCAAAAATTATTTATAAATGGCAGTTCCAAAGCCAGCAGCAAGAAACGTATCTCAAATAAAAAGTTCTTTGCTTAAACCAGCATTAACATCTCATTATGAGTTATATCTCACTATGCCGAATGGTAATGCTGGTGACTTTAGTAAAATAATGGCAAAAAATGGTGTAAATTTTTCTGTCGAACAATCCAATTTACAACTTGCATGTAGCGAAGCAACGTTACCTGGGTCAAGTTTAGCAACTCTTGAAATCAATAATGATTACACTGGTGTCACTGAAAGACACGCATATCGCAGAATTTATGATGACAGGATTGATCTTACTTTTTATGTTGATACAAAATATACTGTAATTAAATTCTTTGAAACTTGGATTAAGTATATTATGAATGAAAGTATTAGTGGTGGAGAAGGAGGACCTACTGGATTAGTATCTCCAAACTTTTTTTATAGTGTTAGATATCCAGAAGAATATCAAACAAATTTTTCTATTGTAAAGTTTGAAAGGGATTATCAGTCCAGACTAACATATACTTTTTTAAAGGCATATCCTATTAGTATATCTTCTATGCCAATATCTTATGATTCATCTTCTTTATTGAAGTGTACTGTTTCCTTTACTTATTCCAGATATTATATTGAAGATCTTAATGGTTCTGCTCCACCACCAGATGCACAGAATTCTCAGTCATCTCTCAATAACCCATTAGAACAAGCAGGATTTAATGTTGCTGCGTATCAAACCTTCTCCAATCCTCAGTTTGGTGTAGATACAACTGGGGGACTATCATCTCAAAATGCATTATCTTCTGGTAATTCCCTTCAGGTTTATGAGGGTGAAGAAATAATTAATGCCATTAATTCCAATCAAAGACCAGTTGAGTCTGGTCTTCCTTATGTTGGTAGGAATGTTGGACCAATATCACCCTATCAATAAGACATAAAAAAAGAGGGTCATTAAGACCCTCAGTTTGGAGTTGGAAGTTCTACCTTTGCGTTTTGAAGAACTGCAAATAGAACAGTGCTTCCGCCAATGACTAAAAATGGAATTAATAATAATGAGATGATGAGAGTTTTCATTGATCTTTTTTAAGACCCTTAGACAAACCAATAGCACTTACTACACCAGTGAGACCGTAAATTCCTCCCCACAAACCCAACCACAGAGAGTTGTTGCGGTGGATTTGAGAAACTTCTGGAGCAACTTTGTGGTACTTATACGCCGCATCATACTCCTGAACATACCAGACAAAGCAAGCGCCAGTTGCTGCGGTCGTTACAGAGAGTGCAGATGCAAGATAGAAGTTGAGAAGTCCTTTCATCGATTTGTTTGAACTGTAGTTATTATAGTACGTGTTTGTGAGTTGTTTGGAGTTGAGTGGACACTTTCTCTTCTGTCCATGCACGCTAAATAATCACACCTGAAGTTCTATAGGATATTATGCCTTTACCGAAGATTTCTACACCAACTTATGAACTTGAATTGCCCTCAACTGGACAAACAATTCAGTACAGACCATTTCTTGTTAAAGAAGAAAAGCTACTTGTAATTGCTTTAGAAAGTGAAGATACGAAGCAAATTACAACAGCAATTAAAACAGTTATCAAAAGTTGTATTCTTACCAAAAATATTAAAGTAGAATCTCTTCCTACTTTTGATATTGAATATTTGTTCTTGAATATTCGTGGCAAGTCTGTTGGGGAAGAACTTGAAGTTAATATTATCTGCCCTGATGACGGTGAGACTCAAGTTCCAGTAAAAATTAATCTGGATGACATTAAAGTTCAAAAAAATGAAGAGCATTCAAATAGAATCAAACTTGATGATTCTATTATGATGGAAATGAAGTATCCATCTTTAGATCAGTTTATTAAGAGTAATTTTCATTTCAGTGATAAAAATGCAATGGATCAATCGTTTGAATTGATTGCATCTTGTATTGATAAAATTTTTACTGAAGAAGAAGTTTGGACTGCCGCAGACGTAACTAAAAAAGAAATGGCAGACTTTTTAGAATCAATGAATTCTTCTCAGTTCAAAGATATTGAAAAGTTCTTTGAAACAATGCCTAAACTTTCTCATAAAATTAAAGTTAAGAATCCAGTTACTGAAGTTGAAAGTGAAGTTGTTTTAGAAGGGTTAGCATCTTTTTTCGCGTGAGTATGGTCCATATGGACCTTGAAAATTATTTCAAACTTAATTTTTCTCTGATGCAATACCATAAATATTCATTATGGGAGATTGAAAATATGATTCCTTGGGAAAGGGACATATACGTTACATTATTACAACAGCATCTTGAAGAAGAAGAGTTAAAACAAAAACAGCAGATGACCAATGCCCATTTCTAATCCAAAAGAGGAAATTGACAGTAGGATACTGAGTCTCATTGGGATTGAGGATGTTTTTGACCTTGATTATGAAACTTACTTGACTCTTCTTAAAGAGGCAATGGTCAAAAGTAGGATGACCAAAAAAACAATTCCTACTGAAGAAGTTATGCTCTTAAACGATGAATTTAAAAGAGTTAAGAGCAAAAAAGATAGGGGTAGATTTGAAGTTAAAAAGAAAAAAATATCTGCATCTTCTTTTAATGTTGGAAATGTTAAAGGAAAACTTATAGGCGATAGTCCAATAAAAGGACTTTTGCCCTCGCAGGCAATTGCAAAATCTCCTTTAAAAAAATCTTTAGAAGATAATATATCTGCAATAACTTCTTCATTTGTTTCTATAGCAGAAACTTTAAAGCAACAAAAGAAAGTAGCGGATGATTCAACTGCTTACGATAAAAGAAAAACAGAGAAAGAAAAAAGAGGACTTGCCGAGAGTAAATTAGAAAAAAGATTTGAAGGATTAAAAAAGGTAGCAGAAAAAATAATAGCACCAGTAAAATCTTTACTTGATAGAATCATTCAATTCTTTACCACTGTTATAATGGGAAGAATTGTATATAAACTTGTCGAGTGGTTAGGTGATCCTACAAATGCAAGTAAGGTTAAATCAATCATTCGTTTCGTTAAAGATTGGTGGCCTGCCCTACTTGGATCCTACATTTTATTTGGAACAAGTTTTGGCAAATTAATTAGAGGAACAGTAGGTCTTGTTGGTAGGTTTATATTCCAGATTGGAAAAGTTGCTATACCACAACTTCTTAAATTTATTAAAAGTCCTGTTGGTATTGGGTTAGGACTTTTTACTGCAGGTGCGACAGTTCCTGCAATGTTCCCAGGAACTGTTAATCAACAAGAAAGACAAACATCAAAACAACCCGGAAGTAAAGAAGATAAGATAAAGTCTCTTCAGCAACAAAAGGCAAACTTAAATTTCTTTGAGAAACTTCAAGGAAAAGGTTCTGAAATTGACGAACAAGTTTCTTATTTGCAAACGGGCAAAACTAAGTCATATGGATTTAGTGGTGGTGGATTAGCAAGTGGATTTGTAAGTGGAGAGAAAGGTGTAGATAAAGTCCCCGCAATGCTTAGTGATGGTGAATTTGTTATGTCTCGCGGCGCCGTCTCAAAGTATGGGGTTGATACTCTTGAGGCAATGAATGCAGCAGGGGGAGGAACTAATAAACCAAAAGTTATGAGTGGGACTACTTATGCTGCTGGTGGTGGTATGGTTGGTAGATCAAACACTCCTTTTTCCAAAGATCCTATAGATGCTATAAGTAGGTTCATAAAGTTTAAGTTTGGCGCTGATCCATCAAAACAATCAACTTGGGGATTTCCTACGATTCCCTCCCCCACATCAAAACCAAGTTTTTCGTCAGGTGGTTCTACCGGATCCTTGATGACTGATCCTATAGGTGCAGTTGCCAGAATTGCTAACAATATGGGAATAAAAACTCCAAATGTCCCATCTCCAAAATCTAAACCTCAAGGTGTCAAGACTAAACCTGGAGGTAGTCAAAAAAATATGTTCCAGGAAATTTATGAAAAACTTACTGGTCCTGGAGCAGCAACTTATAAAGATGCTGGTTCAATATATGCCAAACAGATGCTTGGTGGATTTGGTGGACCAATAAGTGAAATGGATTTAGGTGGAGAATCTGAGAGAGAACTGCAAAAAGCAATTCAGAGAGCAAAGAAAAGAACTGCGCAACAAATTAGAATAGAGCAACAAAAATTAAATACTCTACTTCAAAATCCACCAAAACCTGGGCAAGATAGGAGTGAATGGAATAATGCAGTCGATACTCAACGAAGTTTTCTTAAAAAATTTAAACAAGGTGGAATACGAGTTCAGTATGCTGATTATGCAGAAAATGGAAAGATGACTGAAAATGCCGAAAATGCCAAAAATATTCTTGGGCAGTTTTGGGCGTATGGTAGAAATAAAAAACAAGGAGGTGGATATCGTATTGAAGATAAGTATGATTTTGATAAAATGAAAGACCCTATGAGTGTTTTGTTTGGTGGTGGTAAAAGTACACAACAAAGACTTCAAGCACTTCACCAGTTAAATCCCCTTAAAGGAAAGGGTGATGTTGATATGATTCTTGGTGGAAAGAGAACTGCGGCAGAATCTTGGGGTCTTTCTGCAAGTAAAACATTGCTTGGTGGGATGTTGGGCATATCTGGAAAACCTAAAGAATCTCAAAAGAAAAATATTGGTCCAGCGACAATGTATAAACCTAATGATCCAAGAAGAAAACAATCTGGACCATATCAATCAAGGTTTGCTCGTCCCAAAAATGCTGGTGTTAAACCTGTTAAACCCCCATCAAAACCATCGGTTATATACACATATCCACAATCTTCAAACAAAAACAAACCTTCCTCTGTTTACAATCGCCCTGCTGCTTCAAAACCACCAAGTTTTAGTGCATCTACTAAGGGAAGTAAACCCAAAATCAACATATTTGGAATTCACATCTAAGTAAATGGCAATTAATACTCAAAAGTTTTTGCCTTCTTCTAAAGGGGGATCACTAGTAAAGGTTAACAAGACTCTTATTAAGGGTTCTTCTTCTGTTGCTGTGGGTGATAAGTCAATAAAAAATTTAAGTATTGTCAGAGTTAAAGCAATTGAAGTTGATAGTATTTTAAAAGGAACTCTGGCAGCAGAAAAGAAAAAACTTACTGAGTCTAAAAAACAAGATAGTTCTAAGAGAAGAGAAAAGATAGAAGAAAAATTAGAAACAAAACCAAAGGTAGAATCTGACAAAGTAAAAATGCCAAGTCTTCCTCGTATGGGATTTTTGGATTGGGTAAAGAACTTTATTGGTAATATTATTCTTGGATATTTTGCAGTTAGGTTAGTTGATCATTTACCAAAAATAATTCCTATTGTTAAATTTTTAGGGCAAGCAACTGATTTTGTTCTTGGTGTTGGTGGAAAACTTTTAGATGGTCTTGTGACTTTTATTGATTGGGGGTATAAAGCATATGATGCTACTCGTGGTTTTGTAAAAAATCTTTTTGGTAATGATGGAGTAAAGCAATTTGAACAACTTTCTGGACTTTTAAATCAGTTTTTAAATCTTGCATTGATTGCAGGAATGGCTGCTGCGGGTTCAGTTGGACGCGGAGGCAAAGGTAAGGGAGGATACGTTGGATCAAGACCAAGACCTGGAACTGGCGGAAGACCCAGAGTAACAACAAGTGGTGGTGGGGTTGATATTAGAAATCCACTAAGACAGAGACCCAAAGTAACTATGGGTCGTGGTGGAAATAAA